GGCTCATCGTTGGCGTTCGAGGTGGGGGCGTGGTCAATGCTGGCTAACTGAAACAGTCAGCCCGCCATCTGGTAACGGGTCGCCATACTCGGCAGTGATCTTTCTAACCTGCCTGTCATTCAGATACGCCACGCCTTGTAGTGCATCGAGCGCCACCTTCAGGCAGTTATCCAGGTCAATGATGGTCTTGCACTCGCTGCCGTCTTTGTTCTGTTTTGGATGCAAGATAACGGCCAACTGCACAGGCTCATCGGTCGGCTCTGATTCCACCATAGAGCGGATGGCTTTCTTGTAGTCGGCAGCGGCTTTTGAGTGTACCGCCCGGCCTCGAAAGATGCGCCAGTAGCGGTTAGCTGATGGGGGGTAGGGGAGGGTAACAATCATTTTTATGATGCCTTGGTTTTTGTGATAAACCGGACCGCATCTGACTGTTACCAACGGGGGACGCTGCGAGCAGCGTACCCCATGTTACGGTAACAGGTCAATGCCTTGCCAACTGTTACCAGTAACAGCCTGGTAACAGCAAAGTAACAGCGGTAACAGTAGTTATTTTGTCGCCCTAGAAAGCGCCAAAACCATTGCTGCCATTGAGTCTGCGACGATATAGCCGGCCTTGTATTCCTCAAGGTAACAGCCATCCATAAGCTGCTTTTTGGCTGCTGAAAGCGCCTTTCGTCGTGCGCCGTCTGTCGGAAAGTCTCGGCTTTTAGTGTATTCATTGAAAGCAGAGGCGGTCAGATACGGCCTGCCTTGGTCAATCTCGCCAAGTGCAAACCATGCCGACTCGAACAACTGCCGCGCCCCTGATGGGACTTTGGTATCTTTTTCCTTGCCTTCTGGGGTGTCTGCCTGCACGACAACGGCCGACGTAACCGGCTCGCCATCCTCATCAATCCATGGGAGTTGAACAGGCGTTATGGTCATGTAAACGGGCGCGGTTAGCTCAGCGTCCTTGCTCTTTCGCTGCACGACCTCAAGTGGTGCGCCGTCCTTTCCTGGCACTACGCTGATCTCGATATCCAGCGCGCCGCGCCAGGCAGAGGATCCACGCGCCCGGTGCTGCGCCTCATCAGATACGCCGGTATGGTGCACCAGCACGACGGAGCAACCGAACTCCGCCATCAGGCTAGAGCAGGCGTCCAGCATTGTCTTGGCGTCCTGTGCGCTGTTTTCGTCCCCTGCCAGGAATCGGTGCAGGGTATCGACCACAATCACGGCCGGCTTTGATGGTAAGCCCATTACAGCCTCACGGACTCGCATGTAGCCGCCTGGTGTGTTCAAGTCCTCGCCGGCCTTGGATAGCCACATATCAAGGTGCGCCGCGCCGTTGTGTAGCTTCCACGCCGCCAGACGTCCGCGCAGGCCGTGATGGCCTTCGCCGGCCAGATAGACGACGGTCCCGGCCGTCACTCGGTTAGCGCACCAATCGGCCTTTCCGCTGGCGATGGAGAGAACCATATCCAGCACGACAAACGTCTTGCCGCCGCCGCTTGGGCCGTGAACCATGATGAGCGCATCACGCTGTAGATGGTGCTTGATGAGCCAGCTAATCGGCGCTGGTTCCCGGCAGAAGTCATCAGCCGGAACAAGGTAACCGCTCTCGGCTGGTGGATTGAGCAGGACCAGAAGGTCTCCGCCGTCGTTGACGTAATCGTTGACGTCCTGCCCTTGTGATGGTGGTATGACCAATGTCGCGCCGATTGCCTCGGCTGCCTTCTTTCCTTCTGTCTGCCCTGTTCCGCTGGTGTCATTGTCCGCCACGATAACAATGCGCGCCGTATCGCCGGCATATTCCCGCAATGCCTTGGCGGTCGCCGTCATGTTGCTGGCGCTGTAGGCGATAGCTACGGGCTGTCCGGTAACCTCGAAAATGGTAAGACCAGTAGCCACGCCCTCGGCCACATAATAGGTTTCCGCGCCCTGATGCTCACCAATGAGCCATGAAGCGCCGGCCGTCCGGCCACCCTTAAGAAACAGCTTCATGCCATCGGCCGCAATGTACTGAAGGCTGACAATCTCGCCGGCTATCAGTAATGGCGCAATGAGCCGGCCGTCCCCGGCTACCTTCAGCCCGCTGGCGCTGATCTGCTTGCGTACTAAGTACGGATGGTCATCGCTCGCCTGGCTGGCGGATTCCCATATCTCGGCCGCATTGTCAGCAGCGTCTGCGCGCTTTTCTGCCAATTCACGCTCACGGATGGCCTTCATCTCTGCCATGCGCCGGCTATGCTCGATGCTCTCGCTCGCTGTGAGGTCGCGGCCAATGTCAGCCCTGAATGGCACATTAGAGCCGATTCGCCAGTCCCCAAAACAGCCGGCCGGCACCTTGCCACCATACAGAATGTACCAGCCTGCCTTATCGTGGCTCTTGCCGTTGGTGCTGTAGCGGTGCAACTGGCCATCGGCTTGCACGTATTCCGGTGGAACCATCCCGGCATCCATGATGGCCTGCTTAAACTGAAGCTCTGGCGGATCAGGTTGCTTTGGCTGTGGCGGTGTAAAGGGCTGGCCCATCAGGTCGACTATGTTCGCCATTTATGCGGCCTTCCTTGTCAGGTAGTCGGACAGCTTCTGTGCTGTCGTCATGGTCGGGTTCGTGTTTCGGCCTTCCTTTATGTCACGGATGGTTGCCGCTGACAGTCCGGTGATTGATGCAATGGCCGATGCGTTTCGGTCTTGCAGTAATTCGCGCAGTTCTTCAATTGATAGCATTTTTTGAGACTCCGGTTTAACTTTTCGCACAATATACTGTTGACACGTTAGGTTGCAAGCGTTTATTGTGCGCACATGCCCGAACGGAATTACCCGACCGGGATACAAACAGGACATACAATATGGCTATCAGTCTGAAGCGCACAGGCGGCTTGCACGCCTCCGGCGTTAAGTTTCTTGTGTACGGTCATGCAGGCGCTGGCAAAACATCGCTCATCGCTACCATGCCAGACCCAATCATCTTGTCAGCAGAAGGCGGACTTCTGTCTATTGCCGGCGCTGACCTTCCCTTTATTGAAATCAACTCGATGGAGTCCTTGCAGGAGGCTTATCGCTGGCTGTCGGAATCCAGCGAGGCGCATCCGTTTCAGTCTGTCGCGCTCGACAGCATCAGCGAGATTGCCGAGGTGGTGCTCAACACTGAAAAGAAGCTGACCAAAGACCCGCGCCAAGCCTACGGGGCAATGCAAGAACAGATGACGGATATCATTCGCTCCTTTCGTGACCTGCCGGGCCGTCATGTTTATTTCTCTGCCAAGTGCGAGAAGTCGACAGATGAACAGGGACGGGTGATGTATGCGCCGTCTATGCCGGGCAACAAGACGGGCCAGGCGCTGCCGTACTTCTTTGATGAGGTGCTTGCCTTGCGAGTCGAGAAAGGCGAGGACGGCCAGCCGGTACGCGCCCTGATGACGCAATCTGATGGCCTGTGGCAGGCAAAAGACCGCTCCGGCCGTCTTGATACATGGGAGATGCCGGACCTTGGCGCAATCATTCGCAAGATCGGAGGTGAGTCGTGACATTCATCAAAGATGATCTGCCTTTTCTGGCCGCTCAGTGGATTGACGCAAAGGCAGAAGAAACAGCCGCACAAGAGCGCCGTCGGCAGATTGAGGATCAGATGGCAGAAGCCCTGCGCATCAATCCGGCCATCGAAGGCCAGCAGACGACAGAGGCGTCAGACTACAAGGTCAAGGTTACTTGCCGCATGACTCGCAAGGTTGACGCCGAAGCCTTGCAGGAACTGGCGCTGGAATCCGGTATCGGTCATGACACGCTGTCGGCTCTGTTCCGCTGGAAGCCAGAACTCAATATGAAGGAATGGAAAGCAGCAGCCCCAGAAATAACCGGCGCACTGGCCGGCGCAATCACAACCACGGCCGGTCGGCCATCTTTTGCAATCGAACAGGAGCAATAACTCATGGCATTTCTCGATACCCCAATCAATGCAGCAGACCTTCCCGTTGGCCAGTCCGGCAACTTTGAGCCGCTGCCGGCCGGCGATTACAGCGTCACGATTGAGTCAGCCGACGTCAATCCGACCAAGGACGGACAGGGCCAGTACATCAAGATGAAGATGAAGGTGAGCGGGCCAACTCATGCCGGCCGTACCATCTTTGCCAATCTGAACATCCGCAATAAGTCGCCAAAGGCTGAAGAAATTGGCCGGCAGCAGTTGGGCGACATTATGCGCGCTATCGGGCTGGCTACGCTGTCGGACACTGACCAACTCATCGGCGGTAGCCTTGTCGTCAAGCTCGCCATCAAGCCAGCAGATGGCCAGTATGAAGCCGGAAACGAGGTGAAGGCATACAAGGCTGGCAATGGTAGCGCCGCGCCTGCGCCGTCGTTCCCTGCGCCATCTAGTGCAGTCTCACAGCCTGCCAGCGCATCCGCCCCGCCTTGGGCAAAGAAGTAAGAAGCAACCGGGGCCAGCAATGGCCCCATCTTTTCCCTCGCATGGAGCCTCACACCATGGCAGCAATTCCCCCGCCATCCGATACACTTGCCGACCGCATATACAAAGCACTGGAATCCGCCAGTGAGCCGAGTCGCGGCCACCTTGGCGCGTCACAGATCGGCCATCACTGTGACCGCTATCTGTGGCTGTCGTTCCGCTGGGCCTGCCCCGAGCAATTCCAGGGCCGCATCCTTCGCTTGTTCCGTCGTGGCCACAATGAGGAAGCCGGTGTAATTTCCGACCTTCGCGCCGCTGGCTGCGAG